GAATAGAACTTTACCATCCCACATTTGCACAGTGTTATTCACTATCATATCGAATATCGCTCTATATAGGGTCTGTGCGGCAGCTCTTCCCAACTTCTTCGGAATTCTTTTAATGGAACCAACATCATCATTTTTAATCATTTCCATTGTCAAGTCTTCCGTTCCACCTTTCTTTCCCACTGCATAAGTCATCTCATCATCAGTCGGAGATGAAAGGGCCTGGTAACTTCCTGTTTCTGAAACTGTAGGTAACACACCATATCCGCCCAATAACATTCTGCGTTGGGTTCTGAAATCCGAAACTGGAATAATTTCAGAAACTATTTTCCTCCATGACTGCAATTCAGGAAGAGTAAATTCCGCCACCATTCTGCGTGTTACGGAATCGCCAAGTATCTGGCCCCAACTGGAAGTCTGCAGTGATTCTGTAATCTTCATGTGCTGATATTCCTTAGGAACGAAACCAACGGATTCAGATAACATCTCAACTGCAGATGCTTCGTGAAGTCCGGTGACTTTACGGAACGCTTCTCTGAAGGATTTGAAACGAGGAACATTGTCGATGTCTTTGTCAAAGAAGAATCCATCCATCGCTTTCTGAAGTTTGTCTTTCTCGTCTAAGGTTATTTCAACCTTACCACATCCCTGCACCTTACTTGTTTCCTGAAGAACTGCGGCCAACAGGTCTTTCTGGCTTTTAATTGCTCCGTCAATTTCCTCTTTGCTCATGATGCGACCCTTATATTCTTTCATCATGTGGTCTCTCACGGGAACGGGCAGTTTGCTGTCAATGAGTGATTCTTTCAGTGAGACTTCGGATTCCTTAATCTTCAAGGAATTGTCAATCTCATCCAACTTCTTCAACTTGCCTTCTGCTTCCTCGAGTCTTTTTAATTCTTCTGGTGTCATCTTAGTTTCCTCCTGAGTTATTACTTCTTCCTTTGCTTTTTTGACTTTCTTCTTCTGCATATATCCATATTTACCATATCCCGCTGGCGGATTGTAACTTTCTTCTGCATAGGGATATCCATACTTTTGAGCAACCGGATATTCATACTTACCAACGGCCTGACCAGCAACTGGATATGCGTAACCATATTTATCCAATTTTGCCTTCAATAATTCCAGGACTTTCATGGCTTCTGCATTCTTGTCATTGTCAATCAAGTCAATGACCTGGTCTATCATTGCAGAATAGAAACCAAGTGCTTCCTCGAATTGTTTTTCATCTTCCTGAATTTCTACAACTTTATTCAGAAGAGTTATTGCCTGTTCCTGCATGATGTTCTCCGGGTCAATCCCTTCAATCAACTTTGCATCATGCTTTGAAACAAAATCTAATAAATCTTTCCAGTTCATTTTTACTTCCTCCGGTGGATTCATACTCGCAAGAAGCCTTATTAATTGTCCTCCTGCTGATGGCTGAGTAACAATGTCCACAGAATTAATCTTGAGTAAATCCGTGACTCTATCTATCATCCTGCCTTGATAATCTTCTTTCACGGTTATCCCTGCTCCATCAATGGATAACCCGAGTAAAGATTTCTTTCCATGCTCCCATGCATCTTTCAATAACTGAGAGAGCCATTTCGCATTCTCGGATATATGAAGTTTTGCCAGGACTCCCCATTTCAGATTTCCTTCCGAATCCCTGAATGAGTCGAATCTTGGTTTCTCATACCACCCGACAATGTTCTTAACTAATCCTTGAGGAATCATCTCTTGAACTTTGATTGGAAGATGATTGAACATATTCCGCCCTAATTCAAAACAGAATGCTTTGACTCCGTCAAATAGATTAACTGAATTTTGTAGAACTTCTTTAGGATAGAGTTTCCCGTTCTTAGATAAGCCCGCTTCGATAAGACATACATCCCATTCTTTTCCTTCCGTGTCTTTCGATTCGAGAATTTGGATTTCTTCTTTGAGTATTTCTGGTTCCATAATTTGTGAATAAAAAAACCGACTCCTTGAAGTCGGTTACATTTCACTCAACTTTATGGTATATTTATACCAGAGATTTAATTGTTTGTCAAGGGGGTAGGTTAAAATTTATTTATTCTTAATATCAAGCCTTAATTTTCCCGACGAGGTGGGTATCAGGACATATTCCCTGCCATTGAAATTGACATCTACTGGTTTAGTTAGGTTGGATACTTTTATGGTTCTGTTTTCTTGTTCTACAGATATCTCTTCTTTTACTGGTAATTCACTTTTTGAGAATGTCCAAATAGTAGATTGCGGAGATTCTCTTTTCATAATACAATATCCATCAAGTATTTTACCATTGAATTTGAAAGAAGCAAAGTTAGCATTGTCTTCTAACCATTCAACATTACCAGAATCCAATATTTGCATATATGCAGGAATTCTTTGATTTGGATTTCCGTAAGCGGCACCACCTAATTTTCCGGTAAATAAATTTTTATATTGGTCTAAATATGCAATCTGTTCAGGTTTGAACTTTGCATAAGTTTCTTTGGTTTCAATTATATCTCCATTCTTTTTCTTTACAGAATATATTCCATTTTGTATTTCTCTAATCACTTCTACTTCTTCGATTTTTTTAATCACTTCTACTTCTTCAACTTTAGAATCAATAGCAGGTATACTCCCCTCGAAAGTTAGCCAACCATGAATTGAATCTCCCATCGGGGATTTAAGATTACAAACCTTTCTGTCTGCAGTTGCCTTTTCAGTTATCAATGGATCCTGCCAGATATTCCATTCATCAAGATAATCCTTCCCGGTATCTATTACCAAATCCCAATGAGAGGCAACTGCGGGCATATTACGAATAACTTCTTGGCCCTTCCACCAATGCCATCTTAAGATAAATTTTGCTTTTTTCTCTTGGATAATAACTTCTTCTTCTTTTATTGGTTTATCTTTGAGTTCTCCACTCGCAATTAAAGAGTTATATGCTTTATCCATAAGTGCTAATTTTTGTTCATTAGATAGTCCTGGCTTCCACCAACGCATATCAGGTGGAACCTTCGCTTCCCATTCGGGAGGCAACCAGGAGACTCCTTCGGGTGGAACATCCTCGTGTTTTTCTCTACCTCGGGAAGTTAAAAGATAAGGAGTCTGCTCAACCATATTAGTCCATGCTTGCCATTGAACAGTCTGTCCTGCAGGTGGCTTCTCCCACTCCTTACCAACCCCGATGGCCCGTTCAACCATCCGTCCTTTGAAATTTTTCATATCCAAGAAGAACTCCCGGAAGTATGCTTTCTGGACTCCCGGATAGACCATGCCTTCATCGAAGGTAATTAGAACCCCATAATTCTCTTTAGTGGCCCCAACCTGCCCGGGTTCAAATATTACCTCTCTGGCATTCAACCATTCGAGAGGCTGTTGAGCCTTATCTACCATAACTACCTTCTGATTCGGGTCCATGTCCGGTCTGAATTTACCTTTCTTAAGAAGAACCTCATTCCACTTCTTGCCTTCCTCGATTGTATCTACTGGTTCCGTAATCAATCCTGCGGGTTCGTTCATCAGAGTCTCGCCTTGCAAGAATCCGTTCTGTCTTCTTCTGAAATCCAGATGAACGGATTTTCCTCTGAAATGATTAACAAATACCCCATAATTCTTGGGATAAGATTCAAGTGGCATTTTTGCTTCTTTAAGAATTGGAATTTCTGTTTCTTTTATTTCAAAGAAATCATCATCTGAAAGGAAAGAATAATCTATATGAAAACTCTCATTTGGTTGCATATCTTCCAGGGAGAATTCAGATTCATATAATGTTATGCCATCTTTGTTAATTGTCTTTCGTTGCAATACTTCAGAGAATGCCGCTTTCTGAATAAGAGATTTTAAAGTATCAGGTTCACTCGGAACTTTTTCTAAAGTTTTATCCAGAGGAATAAATCTTGGAACCCAAGCAGAAATTAATATTTTATTATTCTCATTATCATCAGTTAAATTTATAGTCTCGGCTTCAACTGCAATCATATCTCCTCGTTCTAATTTCTCTGCAGTATTGAAAGTCAAACCAACTTCAATTATCTTTCTGCCATCTATTTCTATCAGAGGTTCATTCCCTGTCCCCATATCTCCAATATCAACTCCATATCTATAATTGAAAATAGTTGGAACTTTAGTTTTTACTCTTTCAATTATTATAGGATAGAATAAAACATTCTTATGATACTTAATCCATCCCTCTTTTGAATTAACATCCAGATAATATTTGGAGTTTGCTTTCTTAGCAACTATTCCTTCTGAAGCAGGTTTGTCAGAAACAAAATCTAATGCCTTTGAAAGTTCCTGAATATTATTTGATATTGTATTCGGAACTATATTGATTTTTATTTTTGTATCAGGAACTTCCCAGGTAGATTGGGAATCAGGAAAGTTAGTCTCAGATAATACTTCTTGCCTATCACTTTCAGTTTTATTGTGAAAGTCAATACCATTATAGAATGGAACCGTGAATATATTCATAACTATATCTGAATCATCTGGCTCTCCGATGGAGTGAATATAACCTGCAACTGCTTCTCGTGGATAGTGTTTTCCATCTTTCCATTTTTCTAATTCAGCATCAAATATAGCATTACTTAATTTTGCTTTACTTAAGGCATTAACGATATTTGGAATTCTATCAGTTATATTTTCTCCATCCTCACTCCATATTTCTATTTTATTTTTTTCATTATCCACAAAAATTATACATCGCATTCCATCAAATTTTTTACTGGAAAAAACTGGAAAGTCTGCAACATCAAATAAACTCAAAAAGAATTCCTTTGTCATTCTTTCGTTTGGAACTGCGGAACGAGTGGGTTTCATTCCATAGAAAAATCTGAATAGTTTTAACTTATCTTCTTTCAAAGATAATTCTGCTTCTGCATTTACTTCTTTAGAAGCGGCTCTTGCCTGTTCTTTCAAAGACATTCTCATTAATGTTCTCTCTTCTGGTTTCATAAATTCAACTTTCATTCGGGCCAGTGGAGTGTAGTTTGTAAACTTGCCTTCCGTTTCTGGAACCAGATGAATGAGTGATTGCAGTTCCTCGGGAAGTTGAGACTGCAATCTGAATCTTAATTGCTGAAGGAATCTCTCACAATAAGGACAACTATGATTTACCCGAGGATTATTCCAGTTAACCCAGATATCCCAATCATGACCTTCGCCAGAAACCACTGTTCCACCTGTTAGAGCCAGGAATGGATCCTTGAGATAAAAATCCGTATTGAAGAATTTTAATGCATCTTCAAGAGTATACTTCCCATCCACTGATTTTACAGGGAAGTCCGCAGTTGAAAGTTTATCTATATCTTCATTATAGCGATGTTCCAAACCTCGCCTTTTCAATTCATCGGCTACAAAGGCATGGGAGTTAATCGCCATTTCATCATTGGCCCGGGCACCTCGTTCTTTCCAAATCCTGACAATCTCGGCGTGTCTCTGGATAAGCTCCAAGTCATTTAATTTTTGGAGTTCTTGAGGTTGATAACGCTCTGGCATGAATTCCTGAGTATTTTCATGGAGGATTGTCCCAGACCAGAAAGTTTGAGTGCCCTTAGGTGCAACATCATTTATTGGTTTTTCAAATGGAATGAAATCAGTAATTGGATACACATACATTTTATTATTATCTTCAAGAGGAATTCCAAGTCTAATAAATCCATAAGATTGTTTGCCATCATTCAATATTTGAAATTGTCCAAGAATATATTGTTTAGGCATAATATATTCAGAACTTCCTCTCTTAATTGCTTCTGGATTAGCAATAAATAATCTTTGTTTTATTTTTTCTTTCAAAAGAGATGTTAATAAACTCAAAGAATATTCTGTCATATTATCTGGGTGGAAGGTAGCAACGGAAGAACCTCGTTTTAATAATTCATCTAAAATCATTCTTGCATATTTTATGACTTCATCAATATCTTTGAATTCTGTTTTTCTTTCTTCAGTAAATTCATCATGATACTTTGCTAATATCAAACGCCAATTATCCCGCAACTGTGCATCGGTATCTTTGACGGGATTATAATTCTCTTTATGAAATTCCTGAAATACTTCTTCCGCCAACCATTCTTTATTTTTTGACCATCCAAAATTAGAAAGCAGTATCTCGTTATCCTCATGTATCTTAGAAGTCTTCTGATTTAAAAATCTTTTGACTTTTAAATTTTTACAACTAAAAGTAGGAAAATATTTTCTCTCGTTTTGTTCGCCTGCAAAACTTAATAGAAACTTGCCCTTGAGTTTTTTTAGAAAATCATTAATTACCTCGGGTGTTATATCTGTCTTAAGATGTCCTTGCTGAGTAAAATATGGCGGGTCAAAATAGAATAGAGTATTTTTGTCATCATATTCTTTTGCAATATCTTTCCAATCTTTATTGTATATTTTAACATTTTTAAATCTATCTTTGAGTTCTAAAAATCTTGGCCATCTGGGAGATATATCTTTTATGCCAATACCTCCAGCATTCTTGACTGTGCTGTTCATTGATTTACCAAAGGAAAAAGCATTGAGATAAATAAAACGATGAAATCTTCCTATTTCATTATCTGGTTTTGAATCTACAAGTTTGTAAAAATAATCTCTATCAAATTTACATTTAAATTTTTGTAAATTTTTGACATCCGATTCTGTCATCTGTTTTATGAATTTATAAGCAAAAGCAATTTCGGAATCTTTATCATTCAAAATTTCTTCTTGCGAAGGTTTCTTTTTAAAGAATACAGCATCTGCACCTACAAATGGTTCTACATAAACCTTATGCTCCGGGAAGTAAGATACTATTGTTGAAGCCAATAATCTCTTACCACCCGGAGAACCGAAGGCTGGTCTTAAACCCTCTGTTAAGTCTTGACAAAATAAATCAATCAAAAATTCAGAATTCATTTTCCTTCTTCATCTTTTTTGATATCTTTCTTCATGACTTTCTTTCTGCCGCCACCTACAAAATCATAAACAATGTAGGTTTTGAACTCGTAAACGGAACGGACTTCTTTGCCATCAATCTTCAATACTTCTTTCTTCTTTTCCGGTTCTTTCTTGCTTGTAAGTGTCATGTCTTCTGCCTCCTGTGTTTTTTCTGGCTCTGGTATATCGCCAGTTTCTGGAATAGTTGCATCGGTTTCTGGAATGGTTTCTTTTGGTTCTTCGGGAGATACCTTATTTGGAGAATCATTTGAACTGCCAATGACCTCGGGTTTCACTTCTGGTTTCTTTTCTTTTTCTTTTCCTAATCCAAACATTTTCTTTCCTCCCTTCTGTTTTTTTTTGCTTGCTTTCTTGATTTTCTTTTTCATACTGTTTCCTCCTGAGAAGCCCATTCATCTGTTATGGGTAAAATTACACAACGACAATTTACAGAATTTTCAGGACTTAGATTTGGATCATGCGGATACATTGCTTCTTCTGTTCCTCCAGTCCGGTAGTTAGGAACTTCAAATGGTTCATCTATATTTTTAATCTGTCCATTAATGGCCGCATGAGAAGGTCTTTCTCGGCCATCAATACTGGTCAACCATTGTTTTTTAAGACTTGGAAGAGCTTTCTGATACTGTTCCTGCCGCATCTGGGTGGCAATGGAGAATGCCCGGCCCACCTCTGTCCTCACTATGGCCTCTCCTCTGTCTTGAAGACCTGCCAAGGCGGAATCCACCTTCAGGGCGGCCTCGGTGGGAGTCAACTCCCCGAGCAATGCTTGGTTTAAAGCGGACTTAATCTTAACCTTAGCCTCTTCAGAAGCCCCTGAAATTAGGTCTGTGGACATATTCTGCATAATGATTAATTGTTCTTTGGATATGCCAGGAATAGCGACCTTCACGCCTGCAGACTTGAGAGGGTCAGTAACCAAGTCCGAACCCAATTGGTATCCGGTGTCCTGGAACTTCTGCAGGGATTCAGTGCCTTTGGTTTTGAATTCATTCAGGATATCTTCTATATCTTTTTTTATGCCTTTGAGATGAATAGCATCTATACCTTCTGCGGAAGTTATTCTCTTGGTTATGTCATCTCGAATCTTGCCGATATAATCTACAAAGGATTTTGCGGCTTCATCATTCAAATCAAATCCTTGTTTGGTTATCTCTTTAATTTTATCAGCGATTTTTTTTCTTACTTCATTCGTTATCGGCATTCTTGAACTCCCAAAAATTGATTGATTAATCTACTGGTATAAAATCAAGGCAATATTCCTTTCCAACTTCAAACATGTCTTCCTTGTAGGTTGAAATTTTTATAGAGCCAGAAGGCGTGGCTTCCCAGAATTTTTTGTTATCCTCACTATTGTCCATTACTGCACTAAATTCTGCCTCAAATAAAAAACCCTTTTTACAATCCCAATGCCGATATTTTCTTACACTATCACATCTAAATTTTGCTCTTACCATTTTGATTACCTCCATTAAATAATTTATCTTCTTCCTTCATTTGTTATCGGCATTTTTTTCCTTTTCAAATTGCATTATATACCTTCCAATTATTTCAACGACTTGCGGAACTACTGCGTTTCCGAGAGCTTTCAACTTAGCCACCCTTTCGGGAACCCCATGATCCAACATACCCACTCCGGGTTCAGATTCCCAGAACCCCACCATATTTGAAAGTTTCATTCCTGCCTTGCTTATTCTCTGACTCGTTCCCGCAATTCCTTGACATATTCCGCCTTCTGAATCTCTCAGTCTTGGTGTTGGATACAGTCTGCTTTTCGTCACACCCCTTTCCACTGCGTAATCCAGCCGGTCTCTCGGTTTCCCGTGTCTCCCCGAACCTTTGTAATCCGTCGCCGAGGGCGACGGATACATCATTGCCACATCCCTCAATCCTGCCTGCCCTTCTACTCCCTGATTGGATTTTATTCTGTAAGATTTCCCGCGCCTGAATACTTCCCTGGTCATACCGATTGCGTCCATTGTCTGTGGAGTAGGCAATAATCCATACTCTGTCCCTTCTATGCCACGCACCGACGGCACAAGCTGGAATAATAAATGTCTTAACTTCGTAGCCTTCGCCTTCCAAATCAGATAACACATCGTCGAGTGCCAGTCCAATGATTCCAAAAACATTTTCGCCAACAACCCAAGTGGGTTTGACTGCTTTAATAACCCTAAACATTTCTGGCCAGAGATAGCGGTCATCCGTTTTGCCTTCTTGCTTCCCGGTAACACTGAAAGGTTGGCAAGGGAATCCGCCACAAATAAGGTCAACTGTTCCGAACTCATTGCCATTGACATTTTTAATCTCCTTAATTCGTTTTACTTTTTGCCAGTGCTTTTCTAATATTTTTAAACAAAATTTATTATTCTCAACCTGCCCAACACATTTCATTCCTGCTCTTTCAAGTCCTAAATCAAAACCGCCAATTCCTGCAAATAAAGATAAAAACCTAATCTCATTTAACATTTGAATTTTATTATTCTTCCTTTTTTTCAATCTCTTCTGAATTTTGTTTACAAGACTTTTTAAGTTTCATTCTTGCCTCTTTAACTTTCGCTTGGAGATATTCTTTGAACTCATAAGTGGATTCGGACATATCATTTTTAACAGGCCCTTCTTCTATTTGCATATCAAATCCAAATTGAGATAGAATAAATAGATATGCTTTCTTAGCCCAATCCTTTGTAATCCACTGTTGGTCTTCTCCAACCACTAATGCATTAGATAGATTCGATATTGCAGTGGATAGACCCGAGAAGTCTTTTTCTGCGAGTTTAGGAAAGAATAAACTGAAACTTCTATCTACATCAGGTTTCAGTCTGCCATGAATAATTGCCTGGTCAATTACAAAAGCAAATATTTCCGTAACCATATATTTCACATAAGTCTGTCTTGCTTTCAATCTCTTGAATACCGGAGTTCCCATTTCCATGGCGGTGTTAGAATGTATTCCTATTTTTCCATTTCTTCTTGTAATGAATAAATGATTTGGAACATCAAAACAATAAATTTTTCCATTATACTTTTCCTTGAAGACATCTTTATTTTTTCTCAAGTTTCTTTCTCTAATCGGAGTTATAGAAATTGTTTTCCAAGAAAACTTTCCTTTCTTTGATTCAGAACATCTTGAAGAGTATCCAAGTTTTAAACAAAGTTCTTGCATTTGACCACTAAGTTTTTCTGAAGAAGTATAATATGTAAGATAGTTTTCACCTTTTCCAACATGAAAAGTTCCATCTCCCATTATCATACTATGAAATAAAATATTAAGATAATCCTGACTAAGATTCATAAATTCTTTTGGAATTCTCTTTTCATGACTATTCTCACCAATAAATTCTGAAAGATATAAATAAAGAGATTTATTGGCAATTTCAAAAACTGTTACTCCCCTCCCGTTATTATCTTCTCTGAATTCGAAACCCAAACAAGCAATTAATTTTCTAAATTCATCTACATATTTTTTCTGTGCTATTCTTACGATGTATCTATTTTTTGATTTTCTTAAATATCCTTCGGAAATAAAAATACCAAGGAACGGCAACCAATTAATCATTGGTATAATTCTTTTGAAATCTTTTTTTCTGGATTGTATATCATAGGGTTTAAATGGAAGTTCAAAATATTCTTGATTCTTTCCATTGAAGTATAATGGGGATTCTTTGAAATAAAAAGAATGATAAAATATATCTTTAGCCATAACTTTAATCCAAAAATCTTTTTTATGCGATTCTCTTAAATACATCTTATGTTCAGGGGAAACTAGAATATCTGTTCTAAGATTCTTAAAGTGATACATTTCTCCTTCGTAATCATAAACATATTTTTTCACTGGAATATGATATTCTAAAGAATCCTTTCTGGGATTGTATGTTGCTATTTTTTCTCTCTCTTCAATTTCCCAATGAAACTTCCAGCCATTTTCGGTTAGAGTTTGTGTGTCCTCTGAATAACAAGCCCGAGTAATACCTTCTCCTTCCGCGAAGTAATGCGGTGGAAATCCTGCTTGTCCAAGAATATGGGATTTAAACATCTTGGCTTCTTCCGAGGCATCTGCTGATTCTAACTTGGGAGATACAACATCCCATTTTACTTTTTCATTATGGGCACGGACAGAACCTGGCTTAGGCATCTGAAATTCTTTCATCCATTCTTTTATCTGTTCAGGGTTATAACCTTCAAGAAGTATATCCCATATAAACTGATTTAATAAATGTGAACGGTCAAGTCGATTGAATAAAAATCTTTCATAACCATCTATCCAATCTGCAATAGAAAGTAAATCAGAAATTCCTCGGGTAGCAGTTGATAATTTATTTACTGCAAAGAAGAATGCTTCTCCTGTTCTATATCCATACTGTTCTGACTTCGGGTCCATGTCTAAAGCAATAACTTTGTATGTTTTTGGTTTGTCAGAATTCTCGGCACTTGTTTTAAGTTCAATCGTTTTCATCTCTTCTGCATTTTCTGGATTAACTGTTATCTTTGAAATCTGCGAAGGGTCTATAACTCCAAGTCTTACGAATCCATTATATTCATTCACAAACACTGGATATAATTGTTCTCCGTATAATCCAAGTTCCATTACACGATTGAATTGTTTTAAAGACCAGTTATTAACTGAATCATACCAATGCTCATCAAGAATTTCTCTAACTGTAGAATCCTTGGCTTCATAACGAATTCCATCGCCAATAACAAAATCCTTGTTCATCTCAAGTATACGATGAGCGAAACCATTCATCGTATTCAACCAGACTGCAATCTCAATCATTCTGTCTTGGGTGAGCGGGTCTAAATTTCTGTTTTTATTTTTGGTAAGTAATCTCCAGAGATGTTCATCTTTATCAATCCCATCCTGCGGAATAATAAGTGCCTCTTTTAATTTATCTACTTTCTCTCCAACTTTCCTGTCAATCAAACCACCTGCAATTCCTTCTAATAATCTTTCTGTTATTTTCATAGTCCTCTCCAGAATGAATTTCTATGTTCCGGTGTAAAGTCGGATGCCTTAGGGTCATACGAGGCCATGCCTACTTCCACACTCGGATTGCTCCTGCAGGAGATTGCCACTCCTGCCACTGCATCGGCTATATCTTTTGAACCGCCTCTCTTATGGTCAACTCTTTTACCTGCTAACAAATCAAGCCCCTTTAACTCTTTCAGTAATACCTCGCTCATATATATATCAATATTCTCAGTATAAATCAACTCTTTCAAATAATCGTGTTCATCTTTTAATATAAATCTATTCTCTGATTTTATACCTGCCCGATTCAAACACTGAGCAATTCCAGTTGCCTGCCATGTATCATAAGAAAATAGTTTGATAGAAAATCCCCTCTGAATTAAGTCCATGATAAAAAATTCTATTTCACGGATATCTATCTCCCCGCCTTTCACCGGAATGAATCTATGTGCTAAATCAATTATAGTCCTCTTGCCATCAAGATGTCCAAGGGACAAGCCATAGGCATCGTTCTTAACTGAAGGGTCGGCATGGAGATAGTAAGCCATTCCAGGTTTTCCTTTGAACCAAGATTTTAGTTTACCAGATGAATCAATTGGATTTTCTCTTTTAGAAGAAGCGAATAGTTTCTCTAATCTCTCCGGGTCTCTGTAATATGATTCTTGAGACATGGAAGGTTGAGCACCAAAGTCTCTCCAGAATGCCTCTGGATTTTTCTTTAACTCATTCTGCATACGTTCTGATTTGAACGGAAGATTAGGATTGAAGTCCCAAGTTGGAATATGAAATCCCAACATATTATCTATGTCTTTTGACTTGTGATATAAGTCACATATAATATCCCCATCGAATAATGGAGATGAGATATCTATTATTCTGCCATCTTCCTGGAATGGTTCAACAGAACGAATAAGAGCATAATAGACTCTATCCGCAGAATACTTGCCGCCCTGATCCGTGAACCTCGCCAACTCATCAAAGCAAACTAATTTATTGATTGGCCCTACAAGAGAAGATGAATTTGAATGTCCAGAACGAATGATAACATTGTTATCAAATACGAATTTTGTATCTGTCTCATTTGTAGGTTTTCTCAAAGCATAATACGGAGAGTTCTTCACTCTTGCCTTTATCTCTGCAAATATAGTTTCCTTTGCCTGGTCGCCATTCACGGCAACATTCAGGATATATACTTCTTTCCCGGGTGGGAATCCATAATGCTTGGCAAGGTCGCCTTTCAAATAACAATTATATTCTTCAAGACAGGATATCACTCCTGCAGTAGGTGTCTTCCCGGATTTCATTCCTGCATTCACAACCAGCTCTCTATATTTCTTTGGCCCCTTGTAAGTAGTCCGTCCTTCTTTTTCTAACTTCTTAATCATCTGCATCTCGCCGCCATCCAAAGGCATCCCATAGAAACATTTTATTATCAATCTCTGCATTGGGAATAATTTAAAATTCAAGAGGTCTTCTGATTCTATGAAGTCAATTGGATTCTCGGTTCTGCGGATGGCTCTTATATTATATAATGCCTGTTTGTAATTATCTCCTGTCGCTTTAACTATCTTCTTTACTTTCTCTTGGATAGAATTAACATCAACCGGAGAACGCACCATGTTGTAAATTGTCTGCCTTGTTATTCCATGTTCCCGGGCCAGTTCGGATACTATACCACGCCCACCATTCTCAACCGCTTTCTTTATCTTCAAGACAAAAGCAAGTTTATCCATGTCATGAGTTCTGGCATATTCTACTTTAGGTTGTCTGAATGATTTTGTTTTTACTAACATTATTTCTTACCTATAATTTTTACAGTTCCACTCCCACCGCATCTCCTGCAAGGAACATTTTTGTATTTCAGATTCGCAAATGTTTTGAATCTTTGGATTATCTTTTTCTTTCCAAGGCAATCAGGACATACCCCAGGAAGCACTCTTCCTTCCGAATCTAATATTGGTTCTTTATACTCATTCATAATTAGCGTTCTCTTCTTCTCTTTTACTTTCTGCTTCATCTTCTATCTCTGATATTATGAAATCAATATCTATATCGCCTTCAATTATCGAACCATCATCTAATGTTATCTCTATATCATCTTTCCTGAATTCTATATTCTTTATTTTTCTCTGTTGCAGGTAGACTGATACTTTGTTCTTCTTCAGTTCGGAATATTCATCTTTGTAATTCATACTGTCCTCCACTATATTTATATATATATTATTTTACATATCCGCAAATGAAGATTTGACAATTACTCGATTTTACTCTACTTGGATTTTCTATATATTTTTTTCCTAACTTTTTTGAATTATATTGCATTTCTCGTGGTTCCTATAAGTGTTATTATGTTAACTTAAATGGTTCCATTGCAATATTCTTGAACCTTTTGAACATTTTGGAGGGGTTAAAGGATAATGCATTCCTTTTGATTTTCTTTAGGTTGCGGTTTATATATGTTCTCTTAATAATACTTTTCATAAAATCCTCGTCAGTAAATATGATAGATATAATTATGGGAAGAATATATTTGACATGGAGGTATATATAGGATAGATATACTAGTATATAAGATAATAGATAATAATAATATAAGAAGGGAGAGTTTACCACGGAAGAGGAACCAGATGAGAATGGATAGGCAGATAGTAAAAAGAATAACTGAGGAAATAATCAAGAGAGTGGAGTTAAAGAATATTCCAATGCATAAGAAGATGAGAGAGGCTAGGGTAGAGATTAATGTGAGGTCAACTAATTTTGTGGTTTGTTTTTCTGTCATTTTCATTACTTGTCATTACTCATGTTATGACTACTTATGCTATATATATACATGATAATATATTAATTGTCAAGTATGTTATTTCTTATTAAGAATATCAGACATAGAATTATCGAGAATAAACTTAGTCCAAAAGAGATTGTTTCCAGGAATCTACTAATCCAGGGGATAGAGTATTTAGAAATCAATCCCAGGACAATATAAGCATTGATAGACATGATAGAAAACATAATGAGTTGATAATATATTTTCATAGTTTCACTCCTTGATAGTTTTTATGAAATCAATTATCTCTTGCATACAACCAGAACTCCAGATGGTATCATCATTAGGATAAAATACATATTCCTTCCATTTTGGATAATAGTAAATGCTTCCAAGTAAATCATTAGTATGAGTGGAATGAACAGAATAGAAATTATGTTTACTTTCTGCTGATACAATAAATTTTAAATGTTTCATGGTATTCCTCAAAAATTATCTGCCTCTTCTGTAACGCTATTCTTGAACATATCATTTCGTTTAATTCTATCAATACGCCTAATTTCAGTAGATGCATCTTGTATATATTTACACATCTCACATTCAGGAGAAGAATCAGGAATATCTCCTTCCACACATTCTTTAGCATGAACAATGGTATCCTTGACTACCTGCATCTTGGTAGGAATTGTTAGAAGCCTTGTTTCAAATGTCACTATACAATTAGGTTCTACTTTCTTAGGCCAGAAGAATAATAGATATCCATAATTAGTAGTTGGGTAGTTAGCACTACTTAATAATAATTCATAAGTAGATAATTGAAATGTATAGTAAGATACATTATCAGATTTAAGAGCGGATCCTCTTGTCTTATAATCCAATGGTATCAAGAATTCTCCATCTTGAATACAATCATCAAGGGCCCCGGATATCTGGACTTGGTTTTCTTTATCAAAGTAAATTAGATTAGTATGCTTCCAGGAACGCCAGGACTCGAGTAATTTTGTTTCTTTAAATAGTTTGCCTTCTAATTGTCCTTCTATTTCTGGTGGAAGTTTATCCTGTTCTCTATAAGTGTCAAAATACTTCTTGATAACAAGGTCCATGCCTCTGGGAAGAGAAGGGAATATGCCTCTGGGCATTTTAATGCCATGCCAGTTTAACCAGAAACATCTTGGACAGTTATTGAATAATGCTAATCCGGTGGGTGAAAATTTATACATTTTAGTATCCTCCCATTCTATTTCCTTTTTTGATATTATCTATTGACCACATTGGTCTGCAGTTCCTGTAATTGAAAGCATTCTTTTGTTCTTGCAAAGAGAATAAATTAAATTTACTCACTGGAATAATATGGTCAATATTCCATTTTCCATAACCATTCCCGTAGTTACTCCAGTCCATGTTATCTGAAAATTTATTCTCCAAATAACCCTTGAAATATTTCAAACTACAACCTAACAAGATAGTAGTCTTGCTTCTCTTCTGGGTTCTTGGGTTATGTTTCACAAAGTTCTTTATACTATTTCTTATTAAAGTTCTTACTCTATCGGATATTATCTCGTAAGTATTTATTTTGCTTTTTCTAAGAAGTTTCCTTCTTTTATTAAAATGTATTCTATAATCTTTTTTTGTTTTAAATATACCCTTACCCTTATTCCATGCCACCTGCGAACCCTTTTTTCCTTTATTCCAAGGAATATTTGTTTTTAAAAAACAATTGAAACATTTACCGGTTACATTCTTTTTACAAGATAATTCTTTTTTACATACTACACAATACCGTCCTATTATTCGTCCATGGGCATTTTTTGTTTTATATATTACCCTGCATTTTTTACATCTTTTTGCATCATAATTTGAAATTACTTTTCCGCAATCCATACATTTTGGCTTCCCATCTTTCCAACATGGATGTTTTTCACCTTTTATTCCTAACCAATATCCCTTATGCCCTTTTGAAAAACTCATAAAATACCCTCCGTTTGACTGGAATGAGCAGTCATTCGGAGGGTCTATTCTCCAAATAAAAAATCCAGCTCATTCCTGGTCTTAAATTTAACTTCCTATCTAATTGTATATAATTTTTATTCATTTAGCAAGTCTATTTAATAAGCAAAGTAAAAAAAGTTAAACCAGCCGCCATTAACCAATATCCTGTTCTTGCATAGTCTTTATTAATTAGATATACTATACTTGCTAATATATCTATTACGATTAATATGATGGGAAGTATATGAATATATTTCATGTTATTTTCAAAAGGAGAGTTTACCCTTCTTTCCTCAATATATTCATTGTCTGATTAAGTTCTCTGATTCTATCTTTCAAACTTTTAATATATTCATTTTTGTTGGTTAATTTAACCCGACGTGGTCTTGCCATCTCTAAATCACAAGCCAAGTCATTTCTGGCTTTCCATAATAAATCTATTGAATAATCGTATTTCATCCTTCCCTCGCTTCCCGTTTCATAGGGAGAGTTTATTTTTTACAAAAACGTAATACTGCGTCTAAAAATGGTCTTGCGTCTAAATCAACCCACGTAAAGCGTGGATAAGGTTTTATCTTTTCTTCTGGTATATGTATTATGTTTATGTTCTTGACCTCTACCTGGCAATATGGACAGTTAAAAGAATTAGTATGGATATTAATTTTACAATCATCAACAGGGTGCTTATTTGGACAAAAATAATGATGATTTAACATCCTTCCCTCGCTTAAATTATTTTGGCGGCTAATTCTGGATTTTCAAATATATTCCCAACAATATACATTTCGGTATCTTGTCCAATCAGGGCATTAAACGTCCAAAAACCTTCTTTGGTTTCAATCCCATAAGCACCCTTAATAAAGGTTATCACTCCATCGATTTCTCTTGTGTCTGAATCTTTGTGATGAATTATATCGCCTTCATATATTTCTTTAAAGTTATTGTCTTTGAATCCGATAAACTGCATGAGTTCGTAACGAGAATCTCCAAACATTGATAAGTTATTATCAAAATTATTATACCAATGGCATATTCTTATTTCCCCGTTCATGGTTAGCATTAAATTCATCTTGTAAGATAGATTGAGTTTTTCGTTATTTTTATTTTCAGTATTTGCAAACCACATCTTTTTTTCTTCCTTATCCCAAGCCCTAAATTTAATCTCTCTTTGCATTTAATTCCTCCTGTTTAGTTCTATAGATTTGAGTTTTCCCATATTTTCTTACAAACTGAATAAACCATAATAAACAAATATTATGAAATTTATATAAAAAATTGCAAATTAGCCTGTATAACCTTTCTTTCACTTCCCCCTCCTGTTATTTTGACCTTACTATTTAAAATTACCATTCATTTTCTTCACGTTCCCGTTCCGCTTCTTCAAGTTCCGCTTCTCTCAATTGTTCCCTTGCCTCTTGTTCGGATATTTCGTCTCTCTCTATTGCGTCATCTAATCTTCTATATAAATAATCATAATTCATTTTCAGCCTCGCTTAAATTATTGGGGTGGCGGCTAATCTATAAAACTTTTACCTTTTTCTCTGTTATTTAAACATACGGTATGGTCTTTGCAAAAAGTTATAGTTGGCAAACAACCGTGTTCAAAACCATTTTGAAAAACACTCATTGAAAAACTATCATTATCCTCGTTGTGGTAAATTATTATTCCTTTTTTATGAGTTCCTTCTATCCTAACCGTGTCTCCGTCAATTTCTATTTTCATCTCTCCCTCCTGTTATTTTGTTTTCATGTTATCTTCATTAGCATCATATAATTTTCAAAAGTTGGAGTTTTATCTTCTTCGCTTCTCTCTTCTAAATATCTATCATATTCAAGTAAGATATTCCAACCATCTGCTTTCAACTTAGCAATATATAAATCTAACATATATGCAAAGTTAGTTTCTCCTCTTGCTCCAGTAAGATAAACTATTGTTTTAAAATCTATCATTAGTTCTCCGAAGGTTCCAGTGACCATAACTTTCTTGTATCAAGTATGACTGCCACACGTCTTAATAAATCTCCCCTGTAAAGAAATTCATTCTCCAATTCTACCGCAAGATGATTGATTCCCATCAGATAATCTTTTATTAATTCTGCCGATAAATCCAAATCAACCACATCTTTTTCGATGGTCTCCTTTATTGCACGAGTCAATTCGTGAATCTTAAAATACTTCTTACCGTGAATTTCTACGCTCTGCATTGAGTTCCTCCCGGAGTCTTTGGTTCTCCTCTTCTAATTTGTCAATTGTCTGTTGAAGATTATCAAGGGCATATACAAAACCATCCCTTTCATCTGTCAGGGCATTCCAGCAATCTTCACAATGAACGGAATCCGTGGTTGGGTGACCGCATCCACAACATATATCCTTGTTATCCATAATTTTTACCTCCAGAGTATGAATAAAAATAGAATTACTACCAATATAGATATACTTCCTATTATAATAATTTTCTTCTTCAATGCTTTCAATTCATCTTCTTTCTTTTGTTTTTCCATCTTTGTTTTCAAATCATCATAACCAGATTCTTTAGGATGTTCGAGAAACCATATTAGCTCATCTAATTCTTCAGCCTTATCATAATGTCCTTGACATAGATAAATCTTCTTCTTGGCTTTCTTAAGATAGAATTTTCTTAAGGTAACATTGAACACGCCAGAATAGACTCCACAATACCTGCATTGAATATTATGTTGCTGTTCTGCAAGTTTGATTCTTCCATCTATCCATTTTTTCTTATCTTCTTCTGAAATAAGAACCATTAGAATGTCTCCTGTTTTTCTCCTGTATATTCATACAGTATGACTTTTGAACCATCAAATATTTTTTTTACATTATTGATTACTGAAAGAGTTTTGAAAGAAACTGTATCATAATGTTTATGCAATAAAGAAATCTCAGATTCAAACCAAATCGGCAACCTTGGATATTTTATAGTTGAAAGCAAAATGCCCTGTTTATTTAAGGCGATTGCAATCTTGGAATTAGTGGCTTCTGTTTCAATAATAATAAGACTGGTTTCTTTCATTCAATATCTCCTTGTAAAATATCCCTTGCCATTACATTCTGGACAATCTATAAATCCCATGCATTCTGAGCAAGCATCGGAGCCCGAGCCTGCACAGACCTCACAATCTACTCTTCCTGTTCCGTGACATTTTCTGCAAGTCCTGACTTCTTCATTGTAGTTAGCCACACTATTTCCCGTATTTCTTATTCGATATGTTTTTTTCATAGTGGTCTAAATTCGCAAAGCCTCCTGACAAAAGCAAGGTCTATCTGACCAGTAGGCCCTTGTCTATTTTTATCTACTTTAACAGTAACCTTCAAGGCATCGTCAACTTCTATATCCCGGGGCCAGAGAAGCAGAACCTTATCGGACTCGGCTTCAATTCCGCCACTTTCTTTCAAATCTCCCATAAAAGGTTCCTTAGTTGGTCTGTAATCCACTGCCCTATTAATTTGCGAACCCAAGAATACTATCTTTCTACTCTCCAGTGCTAAGTCTTTTATCCTGGAAACCATTTCGGAAAATGCGGAAGCCCGAGTTTCAAATTCTTGCGGAAGTTGAAATCTCTGCAAGTGATCTAAAAATATGAACTGAAATCCATGCCTATCTATCAACTCTTGTATTTCAGATTTATTGAACTTAGATGTTTCAAGTATGCAAAGGTTTAACTTTGAAATTTCATTTGCTCCTTCCATTGAATTTCTTATTTCATCATCTTCTAAGTTCCCATTAGTAAGTTTGAACGAATTAACCCCGGAGCGAAAGGATACCAATCTATCTATAAGTTCAAAAACAGTCATCTCTGCAGTTAGATATAAACATTTAAATCCAAGAGAAGCAATTCTGTAAGCCATATTTAGCATAAGAGAAGTCTTCCCGGTTCCAGGTCTTCCCCCAATGGTTATTAAATTTCCTTCTTTTAACCTTCCAATAAATTTATCTATAATCTCTAATCCACATGAATAAGTCTTTATTTTCCCTGATATTAGATTATCCATATATTCTACATATTGAGATAAATCTTTGGAAATATCAAATACTGGTTTCAGGCTTTTATGTTCTGCTTCTTCTATCAAAAGTCTTAATTCCTCGGTATCTATTTGTTTATGAGATTTCGATAAAGTAAGAAGCTGTAATCTCAAATTACGAAGCTTCATGGCCCTGAGATAATATAAGAAATTGGAAGTTGAAGAAACTCCATTGAATGAACAAGCAATACTAACTAATTCTTCAGGTAAGAATCCCTCTTCTTTTGCTAATAATAAATCTATCTTTCCTAATTTATCCAAGACCTTCTTGGTTTTTTCAAATGTTCTTCTATTGAAGTCATCTATGAACCAAGATGGTTTCACAATATTCCTGTCACAATGTTCAGGATCCAGAAAGATACAGGCTATAACCGCTTCTTCAATTCCCACTTCTCCATCTAAATAAGTTCCCATTTATGTCCTCTCTATTGTAAATACAGAATCTGCATCTATAATTTCTCCCTTGGTTAGTAAATCTGTGAGCACCATTCCGGTCCGGATATTTTGCCATCGGATAGCATTTCCAAAACTGGATGAAATGCAGGTTTTATAACTCTTTCCGGTTTCCAAAGATTTGAAAAATATATACTTGAAAGTTCCACCATACCTGGAAGCCTTAACCTGGATGCCAGTCACGAGTGCTTTCATATTTCTTTCCATCCTAATGCCTTGCTTATTTCTGGAGTGAATCCTCCGAATTTATGAAATCTTTTTGCAATAGCATTCATAATCTTTACCATTTGCGGAGTGGTGGGAGATGGTAGAAATCTCCACCATCTGCAGATAGAAGGTCTGTCTGCCCTTACAACTTCAACCATAGTTGGATAATTCATTTAATCCTCCTGCCCATTCGATTAGCCCAGAGCATTAAAAATATTCCAATATAGAATATAATCCCTTCCCGGAAATATAACCATAGGCCATAAAGTATCAAACCAAAACCAAGAATAAACAAGAGTCCAACGAATGCTTTAATAATAAAATTCACAATCAATTCCGATGAACCTTTGGATTCGTGAATCTTTGTTCTACACGAATCGCAATAAGTACTAAACTCTGTCTTATCACTCACGGGTTCAATCAACCATCTTTTGAAACACTTCTGACAAATACAAATTGGCATAAATCCCTCCTTATTTAATTTCTCTATGTTTTTTAAGTTGTTCTATATCCTTTTGTTTTTCCAATTCTGCTTTCATTTTTTCTTCATTGATTGGTTCTGTATAGTTAATCCAGTCTCTCCAATTATTAAACCAGGTATCTCCGTTTTTTACGAAACCTCTTCTTACCCTTTCTGATTTCAAATAGTTATCCAACGCATTAATAATATCAAAACAGTCAAATATATATATTACAGATTTCATGAAATGTTTAAGGGCCATTTTCTTGCCATCTCGGTTTGGATATTTTGACCATAAAAATTCAAACAGAACGAGTAGGTGTTTAGTATTTATTCTTACTTCTAACTTCTTACTTCTAACTTCTGGTGTCTTAACATCGTTACTAACATTGATACTAACAAGCGATTTTACTGTCGATGGGAGCCCTGATACTAACAATGCTCTAACAGATTGATTTGTTAAACTTTTGTTAACTTCTTGCCTTTCCCGGGTCTGTTCCATATACTCACGCATATATTCCCGTTTTTTATCTAAATTTTGTGCATAGTATCTTGATTGATGACCTGCCCATTTTGGTATTCCTAATCCTTGATTTAACTCTTCAATGAAACCACCATATTTCAAAAGTTTAGTTTTTATATCCATCCATGAATCCAGGTTAATTCCAAGAAGGTCTGCTATCTCATCATCAGTATAAGGATCCGTATCTGTTCTATACAGGAAATTAACCACAGGACTCTTTGCTATATAACACATTAATATGTGTCTGGCACCTAATGCCTCGAGTCCAAGTAATTTCAGTTTATCATCAGCCAATGTAGCGTCTATATATGTTTTGAAAAATAACATTATAACTCCAAAAATAAAAGCCCCACGGAAGAAGGACGGCTTATGTATGACCATAAGGCGGGACTCCCGTGGGGTTTGTAATTTTTTAAAGTTTGGTTAATTAAATCATACATATTACTTCCGTCCTTATCCACACTTTACATCTTAAAGACCATCTTGTCAAGTCCTCAGAAAGTCTTCTTCCCTTTCTTCTGGCCGCCTTCTTTCTTTACCACCAGAGTTTCTGAAGCATTGATAGTGAAAGAATATCCCTGATGCTGAATATGTTTCACGTTATCCTGCTTCATCTCCCGGATGATTTCAAGTTTCTTAGTCTTTATGTTCTCTGATACAGATTTCGCATCATCCTTCAAATCAAAAAACTCTTCAATGGCAACTGCCACCTTCCCGGGTTTCGGAGTCCCAGGAAGAGGGAGTTGTTTCGGTTTTGTAACCTTTTTCTTTTCTGACATTATCTCACCTCCTTTAATTTCTGTATAGAAGTAATGCTTCCTTGTCTACTGGGACCAGAAATTCTATCAATTCTCTATCGTATATCTTGTCGCCTTGCAGGGCAATTGAAGTAAGACTATCATTTATATCCCCATAGTAAATTGCCCAATCACAGATGCCACCCCTGGCCGCCACCCACTTACTCTTCAATAATTCTCCAGAAGCAAATATAGTATGCGGTTTCATCTCTTTTAATTTTTCAACTGTTAGTTTTTCTTTCATCACTCCCCCTTGCTTAGTTTTGTCAACTGGTATGGCTGATTACATTCTTTAGGGTTAGTTTTACCAAAATTTCTTGCATTACAGGTTTCTAAATTTTCACATTCTTTCGGGTCATATTGGTCAAAATAAGGACAATAATAAACAATCTTTACTTCCTGCTTTGGTTTCCAGTTTTTACAATGACTTTTTCTTTCAAGAATATCTACATTAAGTTTAATACAGCAATCATTTTCATCAAATCCACAATTCTCGCAAGACTTCTCGGCTTCGGGCTGGGGTGTCTTTACGTCTGGAATTTGACAAATCCCAGCAATAGGCTCATAATCACTTAAATTAAAACATTTTTTACAACCTTTTTTATCGTAATTCTTACAGATACCATAACAACTCTTTGCTACTTTTCTTTTTGCGGTCATTTACTCCCCCTCAATCGGTATAATTTTAAATTTACGGGTTGAACCTTGCGGGATTAACTTTTTTAATTGCTCATAAGATTGTATATCGGTAAGGTTTATATTTAATCTTGAACCTATATTTGTATAATAACGATGCTCTATTTCTATAAAACATTCAATTTCTTCCTGCTTTTGTTTCCAGTTCTTATATTCATCTCCGCAAGTTTCACAAGGACAATCTTTTTTTTCATATTGTTCATACCCAGATAAATATTTTTCATAGACACAAGTTTGACAAGATTTCTCGGCTTCGGGCTTTTTACATTTATGCGGAATTTCAGTATATGTTCTATCATCTTCCCAGCATCCTATTTTGCTTTTACAGAATTGACAATAATCATATTTTACTACTTTTCTTTTTGCGTTCACTGGCTTTTCTCCTTCCTATCAATTATGTTTTTTCTTATACCACAAATTTTATATTTAAATTCAGTATTAAAACAAACACAACCTGCATTGAACATACAAAATTTAATATTGCATATCTTTGCGGGATAACCATTAACCAAAAACGTTTTCATTCGCTCCGCCCTAAAATAACTTTTAGAAAACCATTTACTACTTTCCAAAATATAACCCTCATTGCTGTCCAACCAAATATTCGTATAACAGTATAATAAGCCCATATTCTTGTAATAAATTGGTTAATCTTAACTTCCATTCTTCCCTCTCTCAACTATTGGTTTTTCTCCTTCCATTTCGGCAAGTTTTCCTTCAACAGAATATCTTAATAAACTTTCATCTTCAACCCCGCTTAATATCCTTTCAGCCAACTCCCTTGCTCCCGTTAATTCAGCATGTCTTATATCAAAATAAAACTTGGATTGACTACCCCTTATCTCGGCTCGCTCAATTTCGGATTTCAACTTTAAATTTTCATTCTTTAATATTTCTATATCCCGATGAAGTAACATCTCTAACCCTAATCTTTCGTGTAATTGTTTATTTAACGATTCAATATTTACGGTATTGCGTGGTTGCCACTCGTTATATTCAGGACAAAAGTCGGGAATATGCTTACATATTATATTACCACAATTCTGACAAAACCTTTCATCAACCTCTTTCTTCTGTTCTGCGTTCATTGGCTTTTCTCCTTTTTTAGACATTCAGGACAGCGATAGATTTTATTCTTTTCTTCATATCTTTTATGTTCAAGATATTTTCTATGTATTAAACAATACCAATCTACAGCATAAACAGGAGAAACTAAATACTCGCATGTTTGAGTGGAACTATTTAGACACAACTTCCCTTTCATTTTCTCAGGCATTTTGACCTCGCTATTAATTTCTAAATTCTGGTTCTATGTATTTAATCCCAATTAAGTCAAACAAATCTTTTTCTTCACGAATATATGTAGGATTGTCATAATCTAAATCGCTTTCGCAGGGATTAATAGTTTTATACAAAATACCATTCTCTGAAGTATATCCCTTTTTCTTCCAGCCACAAGCCAAAACCTTATGACTAAAATCTGCCGAACCGGTGCGGATTGAGTATATCAATCCCCAGTTATCCTTAGTTGCAATAAATAAATCCAGCTTGATACCTTCTGGCAATACCCGTTGAGTATATTTACCCGTTATCTCGCCTTTGACTTTTGCCCATTTACTAACAATATTATTCAAGTCCATTAACCCATTTGATTTCGGGATAATAACTATCTCTATATCCTTACATTCAGGCTTATTGCGTCTTATAGAACCGGCAATCTCACACCTTTCACAATAAGGATTTAATTCAGATACAACATTTTCGGCTATTAATTTAATGTCTTGATAATTCATAAACACCTTTTTCAATAATTACAGGGCGGGATTTCCTCCCGATAAAATAGTTTAATATTCTTTATTTAATCTATTTATTTTTTCAGTATCTACCTTAATAGGTTCATTTCTGATTATGGAATTTTTTAATTGAATATGTTTATAGACTTGAACAATGGTAAGAAGAATCAACCAACAGAATATCGCAACAAGAATCCAATCAACTTTCTTTGGTAATTTGAATTTCATTTGAATTTCCTCTCTTATTTTTTATCTGCAATTTTTCCAGTATATTTGCGTTTTCCAAATTCGCAAATCAGAAGGCTATCACTACATCCGTCTAATCTTCCACCTCTCGGGCCCGTAAGAAACTTTGCATACTCTGGGAATAACTGACAAGCAACTGTATATGATAGTGCCTTTGAATCCCCGGACATTCCAAAGAAAAATTCTCGTTGCCATGAGCGTGGATGCACTATCATATATTTTAATCCCATGCCAACCAATAATCCAGACCATAGCCCATATCCAAATCCCGTGCTCCAATTTGAAACAGAACCCTGGTCTGGATATGCTTGAGATTTTTCAAGACATATAAAGTCTGGTTGTAAATCATCAAGCATTTTTTTTATTAGGTTAACATCATAGTAAGTCTTGAATTTCTTACTTCCCTTATTCTTAATTGAGAAGACGGGAGTATTTTGAACGAATGGCTCTTTGCCACCAATCAAGGCGATTCCACCCCGTAAACCTGGATCTATTCCAAGGAACTTTTTTTCCATTATTATATTCTCCTATCAAAAGGGAACGTCGATATCATCTTCTGTTTTTTCTTTAAAACTTTCTTCTGGTTCTTCTTCCTGTTCTTTTGAAGATGACTTCAAAGCCTTGGCCCGCTTTATCTTCATCCGCATTTTATTATTGTTATCTGCTTCATGGACAATCTCTGCCTTGATTCTTTTCTTATCAACCTTGTCCGGGTCCCAGACAGTATCCTTTCCTTCCTTCCTGCCGCCAAGGGCCATAAGCAATTCTTCTGATTCCCAAGGGAATAAAAGAATTGTAATTGTCTTTGGTTTTCCTTCGTAAACTAATCCAAACTTCCAAAGACGATAATGAGATTTAGCAGTTGCAAACTTCCCGGGTTTACCCATAACTGTTAACTCATAAACTCCATCCTCTACATCTCCACCACCACCCGATGTGTTCGTTCTTTCTTCAACCATGATTTTCCTCCTCCTCTTTATTATTTGAAATCTTTTCATGTCCATCACAATTTTCAAGCCAAACAGGGTCGAAATTAAAAGGGAAGTTAAACCATCCACTTTTAATCCCATGTTCATTAGCTTTTATATTTAGTTCCTTGGGGTTTACGCAAACTGGTTCCGATCTTCCTACTGAAGCAAATATTGACATTAGTTCTAACATAGGATTATCCGATGAAACTTTAGTTGAGGCAGGATGATGACAACTACTATGACAACTACCAAGCACCGTGCCTCTATGCTTACAGGAATAACAATTTTCTTTCGTTTCTATCCCTTTGCATTTCACTGGTTTTCCTCCTTGTTGTTTTTGAATGCGAATAATCTGATTTTCAATTCCTTGAACGAATTCGCATATTCTCTTGCATCCACCTTCAATTCGTTATTCCAATATTTATTGGAATTTTCCTTGGCTTCCGAAGGGAATATGAAAATAATTTCTTTTAATCTGTCATCATATTCCAAACGAATTGGTTTTGTGAATAGTGCCAATGCAGAAGCCTCGTGCAGTTCTCTTGTTCTAAATTCTTCTGCCATTATTCCTTACCTCCTTTCTTTAATTTTCTCAACTTATCCATGCCATCTTCCAACTTATCCAAAGGAAGATTTTCAATCTCGGTTTTTGAAGAAGTTCCGTAAATAGACTTAAGAGTTTTAATTCTCATAATCTTTTCTTCATCTGTTCTTCCTGGATATCTTAAGTCCAATTCATCTTTCAATAATTCAAGTGATATGAGTCTCTTCTTTTGATTGTCTGCATTTGACCAGTCTTGTTTATGCATGGCTTCGGAAGTCCGGGAAGTATCCATTGCTTTATGAGTTCCACCAATATTCAATGCTTTTATATGAGGTAAGAAATTCTCAAAGACAGGAGTATCAAAATACATGGATTGAATTTTATTAGCGCGGTCTTTAAGAACCCAACACCTATTGATAATTCCGGCGCCCACTTTTTGATTATCGGTTCTTACTCTTTCCATTTCAAGAAGCAAGGAAGGCTCGAATCCGGTCTCTGCTTCTACCTTCATTTTGGTTCCGGTTCTCTGTAATTCCTTGGCCCCTTCATCATCTTCTACATGGTCAAAATCCCAACCGGCCCTGCCGCAGAAAATTATATGAACTTTGGAATTGATAAATGCATCAGAGAATTGTCTCCAGTCTCTTTTGAGTTCTATCCAGTGATGTAATGCAATTCTCTTTACGTTTCTCTTTGCCATAAAACTATCCTGTAATTCAGTCCAGAAGTGCGTTATAGAGTCAATTAAAAGAATTGAGTAGTTCTTCTCAGCTTCTTTAATTGCGGCTACCAAATCGACAAAGGCTCGTGATTTGAATACAACCAGTTCAACCTTGGCTGCTTTGAATTCAGGAATGACAAAATCAGAACCTGTCTCTGTATCCAGAAATGCAACTGGCTTTTTTAGATTAGCATATTTATGCAAACCGATTGCAATCTTGGAAGCAGTAAACGTTTTGCCCGAACCATTAAACCCCTGCATCCCAATTTTTGCGAACGCCATCTCGTTTTTAGCTTCCTTGAATAGATTTTTTTCTGCCATTAATAGAACCTCCTCTTGTTTAATATAAGCGTTGGATATTTTTCTTTTACTATCTCCATGACTTCTATTATATCCTGTAGGTCAAATTCTCTACTTTCAATTAAATTTACCAACATAGAAACTAAGTTATAAAACTTGGGATTATTAAAATATTTATCATACTTATCTTTTGCTTCTGTTTTGTCTTTCATTATTTATACCTCTCAATATGAATTTGAATTTTTGAATTACTGACTGCACCACCTCCTCTATTCTTTCTATAATCTTACATAACCAACAGATAGTATCAGTCTCGGAAGTATTCTCCAAAGGTTCTTTAAAACCAAGAAACTTTCTATAACCAAAATATTTTTTATGGTAACAGCAGAATCTCTTCATTTTCAACTCCTTATCCTTGCTCCTGAAGTTGCTGAAACAGGAGCAAGGTAAAAAGTCGTTTTATTTCTTAAGTATTAAGGTAACTATTCCTTCCTTAGTCTTAAGGATCTTGTCTCCCTGCCTTTTATGAACAGTGCATCTCGCATGAACATTAGCCAGAAGGTTTCCATACCCTTCTGCTTCTGGAATTCCGGTAATCTTATCCAATATGGATTTTGGAGTATAACGGCCTTCTATTAGGTAGACATCAATAATTTCACTTAGACGCCGCAAACCGCCATTTCCATGCGTTTTTGAACGTCCTGGAAGGGCTCTGGAAGATTCCATCAGGGCCCGGGATTCCCTATCAACTTGGTTTTCCTGATATTCCCGAATTGGATAGCCATACTTGACTTCCATTTCATTTTTGGTTGCTTCTGATTTCAGCAGAACTTTGGATGGTAGAACTTTGAGAATGGTAATTGGGATGCCTTGTAAGGTGAGATACTTTTGTCCGACTTGGCCTTCTTCTACTTTCATCTGAATTTCCTCCTTTATTTGAATTTGACATCTACCATAATGATACACTTTAAAAGGCAAGAAGTCAAGGCTAATTTAAAAGATTCTGGTTTTGGAAATACATGATTTCGGATTAGGTTAGCACGGATAACTATCAAGATTTATCGACGAGACTAATCTGGAATTATTAATTTATTCCATACTGCCTGGATTCCAGAAGTTCTGAGTGAAATTGCTTGATTTATGGTAAGACCTTTATGATATTGAAAATGCGGAACATCTACTATTCCAGGAACACAATGTCCGCCCCATTCCAAACCTATTGATTCTCCTATCTGGCCTAAAGTATCCCAATCATTTACTTTGTCTTTATTTGCATCTGCGAATTCATTCCAGGAAGGTTGAAGTCCCGGTTTATCACTTCCATCTAAAACCAAATCACAAGCGAGCCCATAGCAATGCCATGAGTATCCAGGTCTTGCTTTAGTAACTATCTCTTTTTCATTTACTATTTCCCAAGTTCCATCTGCCAATAACTTTCTGCCTTTTGCATATTCTTTTGCCTGTTCTTCCCAAGTTCTTAAACCAGAAAAAATTCCGAACTTCAAATCCTTGCCTTTGGATTCAACTAATAAACTAACAACCATCAAAGCAAAAGTGGGATTTAGCAAGATAAGAAATTCATAGTCTGCATCGGATATATTAAATTCATTTTTCCAAACTCTGAGGTCTAAAGTCATATTGGACTCCTACGAATCAACTTGGACATTCCAATCTGCATTGATATAGTAATTTCCTGCCTGAGCAACATCCCTTGTTAGTATAATGAAAAGTATGTCATTTGTATAATATGAATTTACAGTCCAATGTGAAGTATCATCAGTATCTGAGTCATCGTAAATTGCAGGAACGAAACTAACCGTGAATGTCGAACCTGCTTTTAATTCTCTGAACCTGCAAGCGAGACGGAGTTCCTTGTTGGTTGTTGGAATTCCACTTCTATATGTTCCTTTTTCATACCATCTCTCGCATAACATTTGTTCTAATCCCGGATTTCTGGGAGTAAAGTCTGCGGCTTCGGAACCTTGGACCGCCATTGCATCGTCCACATAAGCAGTGAGGCCAGAGGTTCCCACAAATTCGATGTAAAATGTGAGTTCGCTTATTCCAGATAAGCTCCTAGATACTGTTAATCTTTCCCATCCTGTTCCGGTATTAAATGAAGAATTAGCGCCTCCAGTTCCATCATATAGATACAATCTAACCGTGCTTGCCGCACTACTTTTCACCCATGCAGAGAACGATACAGTTTTCCCTTCTAATTCTTTCCAATTTTCTAAACTTTGTCTGATAGTTTTTGTAGTGTTTGTTATAACTATCTTAAAAGAATAGGTGCCAGAGTGCAGGGTTGATGATTCTCTGGTTACAGTATAACCTGCATTACTTCCTGCAAACTTCCACATATCTGCAGTGAACATATTGGTTACACCAGAAAATGAACTTCCTCTTTGCCAAATTTCAAAACCACCATTGGCTATTAGATTCTCAAAAATATTCCCATTTTCAAGAATTGTTTTTAAAGCATTAAAATCTGTCTTTGCAACACTTCCATTCACTGCTATCGGCCAAGTCATAAATCCCCCTTGTTTCAAAACTATTAAAATTATTATCAAACATATAGTTAGTAGAATATATATCATACTTCTGTTAAAGATGCATTTACAAAAAAGAAAGAAATATCAAAATTAACATCTCCAACGGTTCCGTTGGCAAGCGCAAATTCCACATAATCATCTTCATCTACCATTATGCCTTTGAGGGTGCTCTCTGCGGCATCTTGCCAAGGGGCAAATCCAAATTCATAAGTTATGGTTATGGGGGGATTTCCAGCAATATAATAAACAACATCCCCAGAGGTATTGGTAATATATTTTACTTCCACCGTTACACTGGCGGTCCCGGGTAGTTTCAACCATTTTATTTTTCCCGCTTCACCTGCGGCGGCTTTAATCTGAAAAGTTCTGGTAGTTAATGCAGGAATAGTATATGTTTTTAAATTACAAACATTAGTTAAATCAGACATGGTATCCTCCTAAGAAAAAACTATTATATAAGCCAAGAGTTTTCCTACGACTCCAGAACCTAATTTTACAAAAGTTACATTGCCATCGGTAATAGCCGCTGTCTGAATCTTTGGAGCACCCGCCGCACCCTCTGTTAAAGCGTCAAGATTAGCATCTAACTGATTCATTTTGGTATGAGATAATATTTCTAAATAATTGAAGGTCAAATTTGTCCAAACACTCATACTACCTCCTAAATTTCATTATCCAAATATTTTTTTAAAAGATTTACACACTCTGGACAAAGTTCAGGACTTCTTATTTTTTTAGTTATGTCATCGGTATATGTTAGTTCGCATATTTGAATCCATCCAGAAAAGCCAGTTCCGAATACTTTTTCTGTTTCTGTCTTTCCGCATTTCTTACAAGTTATAGTTCTTGGTTTTCTTTCTTCCATGTTTTTATTATACTAAATTAATCGTTTGGTTCCAAGTTCTCCAAATACAGGGTCACTAAGAATTAACCATTCTTTTAAGTCAACAATAACTCCCTCAAGATTCATGTTGCCTTTTTCTACTTCTCCTCTTTCAACTTCTATTCTCAACCCTTTATTTGTAAATCCTCTAAATGCTTCTGTAATATCAAGACCTCTTCCGACTCCGGTTGTGAAACCTTTCAAAGGCATTAAGCATTCTCCCTTTCCTATTGGTTCTTTTTCTCTATCTAATTTCTTTACAGCATAAGCCTCTGCGGAATAATATCCTGAATGCCATACTACCACATCTTTTTCTTGCAAAGTAAATAATCCGAAGTCAGTTTGAGATTGTGAATTCTGAGCAATATGAGAAGATGTCCAAATTTGGCTAGCAGGATTATATCCGTAGTAAACAGTAAGATAATTCATTAACTCCGAACTATCAATAAATACTCGTGGGAATACTAATAAGTCATCTCTTGTTATATCCATCGGAGAAGAAGTATCTTCAATGAATATTCTAAATCCAATCTTTCCTGAACCGGTAACATAAATCATACTATCGGTTATTCTTGCTATTTTTATTAATAACTCTTCAATAGTGTCTCCAGTGAAATGTCCCTGAATAGAATATTGAAAAGTTGTGCAGTAGGATTTCCATGCCACCCATAAATCATAATCGATATCAGTATTTGCAGAACTTGCAGTGGTATCCAATCCGCCGTAGGTTGTAAGAATTGTCCAAGCCAAGTCAGCAGGATTATACGAACTATGAAAGTAATTTAGAGATTGGATTACTGCGGAAGAAGCAGTGTAAGAAGCAGAACCAATATTATCAATAGCAGTATTGTAACCAAGAAGAGTTCCTATATTTTTATTTCTATTTGCTTCAATAGGTGCCAATGAACCATATTTGCCACTCTTCCATAATAATTTTAGTTCTCCGGTCGAACGGGTGATTGTAAACTTTCTGGTAGAATTACTTGAAGTCACTGTATATGTGCTTGTTGGATCGGCTGTATGCATAGCATTGTAAATTGCCTCGCATAAAGAACCAACATCATCTTGACTTAATCCAGCTATTTTGTAAGTTCCTTCGGCTATAATTACATTAACTTGTCCCCATCCCGTCCTTGCGAAATCAAGATATTTATTATCATCATTGACTACAAAAGAATCATCATCATATCCAACTTCCTTTGCCAATACAATAGAAGTATCATCTCTTAAAGTTAAATCAACTTCTCCCTCTCTAAAGTCAGCATCATCTAAAACTCCAGTAAATAATTCATAACCACTTGCCCATTCCCAACTATCCCATAAAAAACTATCCCATAAATAAAATGGAACTATAAATCCAATCTTACATTCTTTCTTTAACCATGCACCTTTATTGGTTTGAATAGCATTGAAAATCTGGGTGAGATTTGAAAGAGTGACAGAAATATTTCCAAGTGTAATACTTCTAACATTTCTTGAAAGAGAAGATATTCTTGTGACATATTGGGAATAATCCACTCCGCCTATTTTGAAATAGAATTCCAAATGTTCAATAGTTTTTTGACTTAAGAAATCTTCAGGAGTGCTCATATCTCTTCCAGCTCCAAAGTTCCTCTGAAAAATGTTTCCCAGTTAGGCCCTGCGAAAGAATCGAGAGGATTTGCTCTATTCATAATCTTTACTGAATAATATGTTCCTGGATTACTGGTATAATCAGGATAGAAAGTTAAAGTTGTTACATTTTCAAACCAACCTACTATTGTATTCTTATCAGTCAGATTAACAAAATCCATGGGAACAGAATAATATTTTTTATTAAAAACTAAATAGGTATAAAGAGTTCCAAGAAGAGCCCTCATACTTAATTTATTTTGAATTCCAGGTTTTCTATATCCGGGAGTTGAATCAAAATCTATTGGAGTCGAACCATCTGTCAATCTCATATTACTCATACCTTTGTCACCTCTGTCATCTTGCCTTCCCTTGCAAGACTCCTGAATGCTTCAAATATTTTTTTTTCTGTTACTTCTTTTACCAAAGACGGTGGAGCTGCCATCCAGTCTGAAAATGTAGTTACATTAGGAAACTGAATATTTATACTTCCGATATTCACGCCACCACCCATTCCGCCGCCTGAACTTCCAAGAGGAGCAAATGTTTCAGCACCATGTTCCGCAAAAGAATACATTTGACCGGAACGTCCAACTCCGACCACGGGTTCATTAAGGGTTCCGCCGGATTGAAAATGAAAAAGAGAACCAACAAATCCTAAAATTCCTCCGCCACCAGCAAATCCACCCAAAACTTTTTTAAGTGCCTCACCCAACATTAAGGATTTAACTATTTCATCAGCAATAGTTTTGAGAATGAAATTAACAATATAATCTTGAAATCCTTTCCAAGCCGATTCCCAATCCTTTATTCCACCAACAAATAAATCTGAAATTTTATCATTCCATTTTTCCGTTTCCACTGCTGATTGAATTTGCGCTTCTTTTTTATAATCCTCAAGAGCCATTAAAATGGCTTTTTTATCTTCTGCACTGGTCTCGGTAGATTCATATTCTTTTTCTAAAGAATCTATAACTTCCTGCAAATCAAGTTCTCTTAATTCTCTTCTAAAATCATATCGTTCTTCAATTTCCTTAGCTTCTGCTTTTACTTTTTTATTTTCTTCCTCTGCTTCTTTTTCCCGAGTTTCCTTTATTTTTCTCGCCCATTCTTCGCTCAGTTCTATTTTTTCTTTAAAGGCTGCTTTTTCTTTTTCATGGCTGTCTAAAAATTTCTTAATGAGTTCTTCTTGTCCTTGTTTATTAGCATCTAATAAAAAATTCCTATCCCGAACAGATAAATTTCCTTCATCCAAAGCACTTTTCAATCGTTTCTGTATACTTGCGAATTCAGCAGTCTTAGTATTTGTACCCATGACGGACTTAAGAAGTATATTTATTCCTTCGGAAAGAGGTTTGACATAAAAAGCCAAACCCTGTCCCATTTCTTCAAATAAATCATCAAGGGTATTTCGGAATTGGGACATACTTCCTGATGTAGTTTTAGCAATAGATTCAGAAGAACCTGCAAAATTTTTCTGCATGGTTTCCAAAACTGCATTGAAGCCTTCGTTCTTTAGTTTGGATTCATCAACAATTATTCCATATCGTCGGAGTTGACTTGTATTTCCCATAGCTGCTTGACCAACTACTTGAAAAGCAGTTTGCAAATCAACATTCATTGCAGAAGCAAAATCAAGGATTGTGGGGGTAATTTTGCTTACTGTATCAGCAGACACACCCATATTCATTGCAAAGGCTTGTCCAGAGAGAATGGCTTCATCATTACAGATTGTTAAGTCTTGAAGGGCGCTGGCATTCTTAATGAATGCATCGGTGAGTTCTTTTGAATATTTCCCTTGAGACCGGAGAGCACCAGATAATTTAGTTTGAGCGACTTCGGCTTCTTCATAAGCATCGAATAAAGATTTAAAACCTATTCCAACCACAGTTCCTGTAATTATACTTGATAAGGAAGTAAGGTCAGTAGTAAAACTCTTTATACCTTCCCTGACACCTTTTATTTTATTAGTGACTTCATCTTTTAACCGGATAATTATGTCTAAAGGTTGTATTGCCATATTACCTCAAAATTAAAGAAGGATAACAACTTGAAAGGCTTCTTCAAAATCGCCATCCTTCTTCAAGAAAGAAAAAGTTGCCTGAGGGAGTAAATCTCAGGTTATGAATATTTCACAATAGAATTTTGCAATGTTATCATGCAAAGATAACCTACAGCAGAATCATATTTTATCTTACCAGTTGCACCAACAATTATCTGTCCCGGGCCCGCAATGCCTATTGGATAAGTCATGTATAGAACTTTAGGAAATGAAATTGTTAAAGTATAATTCTTTCCCGCTTCTATTAGTCCACTTGTAAATACTATTGTCCAAGCGGCTGTTGTCCATCCCTTATATTTATCATATTCTGTCCTGTCTTGAGTTCTAAAAGTCGGAGCAATAGTTCCTGTTCTATAAGTATCTCCCTGTATCATTCCAATCCTTTTGGGAGCGGCATTCAAAAGAGGAATCCCAACTAAACCATTATTCAGATTAAAAGACAAAGTTTCAAGATAGTTATATGCGGATCCAATTGAAATAACTGCTTCATCCCAAGTGAAAGGTTTTGTAGTTTCGAGGGTAGGAGTGGTTATTGCCAGTTTTGCCTCATCCTTACCTATCCAAGAGGTTGTGAGGCTCAGAATCTTCGCTGCAACGCCATAAGAGAACGCCAGAACGTTCGCTACGCAGCCTGAATACTGAAAACCATTAGGAGACCCCATATCCCTGTTAATTTCGAGTGTATATGGCGGTAGAATGCAATTTCCGGGGCCCACTCGTATCTCATAGACTGAGTCGGTGCTTGGCTGAGTCCATGTTGCCACGGTTAGGGTGGTGGCATCGTTATCCGTTATATAACCTACCTGTCCTGCTCCCGTTCCAGAAAGAATATGAACCCACATGCCAATGTAGACATCTGGAACCCAAGTCTTCCCGGTATCTGCCAAAGTGGTTGTGCTTCCGCCCGTGGCAGTTCCCTTCTGGGCGGCAGGTATAAAATGAGAATAAGGTGTAAACACGTGCTGATAAGCAAGAGTTCCAGGTTTGGTTGTCACTGGTTGTCCGAACCAAGAACGGAGAATATAACCGAGACCATTTGGATGGACTTCATGAACCGTATCTCCTGCAACCCTTCCAAGTCCTTCATAAGACTCGGGTTCATCTCTTCTGGCATGAAGTTGAGCGGATAAATTCTCTTCAATAACCAGAGCCATATTTTCAGAATTGAATTTCAAATAATCAGTGGCCGCAATAGGTGTTCCCCATGCCACTTCTTTCGCAACTCCAACGTGAGTTAATAATCCTGAGCCCATAGTGTTATCCTCCTCATTTTACTTTCTTAATTTCTTCTTTCTTTTTCTTATCTATGATTTCAACAATGCCCTGTCTTTCCAATTGAAGAGCAAACTCTTTGTCCATTTCTACTTCTTTGCCTTTTACTATTTCGCCTTCAGGTGTATATCTCCAAACTAATATTTTAACTTTCATAATACCTCCATCATCGCCACTGCAGCTCCTCCTGGACATCGTAAGACATGGCAACTCTATGACATAAAACTTCTCCAAACATTCTTGCTTCTATAACCAAGACTTGAATAGGATTTGTCTCAAATGCTTTACTATTTAATTTTATATTTGCCCTGAAAGTCTCACATATTTTTTCAATATAAGTTTGGAATGTTTTTTCTGTTTCTGCTGAATCATCCAAAGACATAAATCCTTCTATCATATATGTATGAGTTCTTAAATTAATAGAAGTTGTAGAATGTATTTCCAAACAAGAAGTTCTATATATTTGCCAACCAAGAATTTTAGAACCATCTTTAAAAGCATCAAGATAAGATTTCCATGATACAATTCCCTTATCATTTGGAAGCCGCATATAATCATATATCTTGGAACCAATGGTTCCTGCAATTCCGGTCATTACTGATTTTATTTCTGCTCTTATTAAGGCTTCACTCATTTCTCAAAACTCCTGATAAATTCATCACACATCCATTCAAATTTCTTAACTATATAAGTTTCTGAGGCATCCAGTGCATTTTCAAATATATTTTTTGCTTCTATGCCTCTATTTTTAATTGCTCTTGAAACTAAAAATCCAACTTTCAAAACCATCTCAGCGGAAGTTGCTAATCTTTTCCTTTCAACCCATTTTGTGATGGCCGCAATATTAGGCCATGTTCCCGGACTCCTTCCGCTTTCTACAATTATAGCATATAACAAAGGCGAGAATACAGTTCCTATCATATCCAGGGCCTTACCAATAACTTTTGAAGATACAGAATTTCTATAAGTTCCAGCATCCACCGGAGCAGTCTCTTTAATAATTCTCTCAAGAATAGAAACAGATTCAATCATAGTTTTTCTTGCCAGAGTATCTAAAGTATCTTCTGCTCCTTCAAATTGCTTCAGAAGATTTTGGAGTTGAAAAGTTGGAATTACAATTTCCATGCTCATCTGTATTCCTTGGGATGTGTAAGATGTCTTCCACCCCATATAAAACCTGTATCAAAATCTTTCACTACAGAACCCGGGTCCACCGTCTCTTCGGATTCTATCATCAATCTTTCATAATCTTTATATAATTCTTCTGCTCTCTTTGCATATTCAGAACTCTTTGATTTGTAATCTACTGCATCGGCATTAATAATTGGTTCGGAAGATTGAGCATAATTTTTTGAAATTGCTTTACAGCAATAAGAAGCGGCCAGATAACAGAGTGCTTCAAAATCATTAGCATAGATTGTAGAAGCGGCCGCAGTTAAGATATGAGGAACTGTATATCCAACTATAAAACTTTCAGATGCTCCAGGAGAGTCATCCAGGAATCTTATTTTGCTTCCCGTGTCATCTGTATGTATTTCCCAATCCTCTGTTTGCAAATAAACTGGAACCTGTTCCCCCGAAGGATACTCGATAGAACGAATATCAGAAAATCCATCAATCCAAGATGTGGGCATGGCATAAGAATATCCATCATTTCCCGTATATTTCTGGTATAACATTCTTGGTTTTCTTTTTGAATAGAATTCCACTGCTGACAGGATGAGTTGATCCACATCCCCTGAAGTAGCAGTCAAGGACAATATCACGGCGGTGTCCTTGATTATTATTCCAACCTTAGTTCTGAAATCAGCAATTGTAATTGTCATTTATTTCCTGGCACCTTAAGATTTAAAGCCTTTGCTTTCTCGCAGACTTTATCTATTAACTTTCCAATTATGGACTTCATCCATGCATCAGGAATAAGTCTTAACAATATCCATTTTCCTGTCAACTTTGGTTTCACGCATTGAAAATAAAAAGTATCTGCTATTTGTTTTTTTTCTTCTGGCGTTACAACTCCATCCTCATCTGCTTTTTCTATTGCAAGAGTGATAATGGCAATATCTGCTTTGTATTTCTCAATTATAGCCACTATTGCTCCTATCACTGCAAGAATAGTTCCTACTGCACCTGGTATCAAAGTCTTGATTAATGCTAAATCCATAATTGCCTCCTTATTATTTTAACTTGTTCTTCCATTGAAATATCTACTATACTTATCATCAATTCTCTTAATATCCTTTGTCATATATTCTATGTCCTTGCCAATTGCAACAAGTTCTTTTCCCTGTTCCTCGTCTTTCAGTTCCCGTTTAACTTTTTCATCGTCAAGGCTCTTGCCTATTCCTGTTATTTTTAAATCTATTTTTTTTATAGATTCTTTTAGGGCTTCAATGTGATTGTTTAAGATCCATTTTGCCAGCAGATATATTACGAAACAAAGGATTGTTATTAGTCCATATGAACCATATTTTATAATAAATTCTATATAGTATAACATTCATCATTCCTTGATTGTGTATGAAGTTCCGATTTTTATTAATTTATATTCTTTACCCTTTATGTTTATAGTTGTTAATTTAACAGAAGCCTTATATGTTCCAAGTTTAGTTCCTTTCATGTCATATATATTATATGTAGTTCCACTTGAATAAGTCAATCTTCCAATAATTTCTTCTTTAATATTTTTTATTTTGTAACCACTTATATATTCAATAGTTATAGGTTCATAAATATCTTTTGTTATAACATCTATCTTGTAGTATTTAATTGATACGTCGTCTGGAATACTTTTTTCGTCTACCGAGATAGTCAAAACTTTTGCAGGATTTACGCCATACTTTACAGTATTTCCTTTGCATACTATATCAACCTTACCCTGTTCAGTCGCAGGTCTTTCGCTTATCTTGACAGCAATTATTTCCTTTGTGTCCTTGTCATAGATAATATTTTTATTGACTGCAAATGCTATTGAACAGATTGAAATAATAAACAAAAATACAATTAGTTTTTTCATAGATTACTCCTTATTGAATTATAGTTATACATCTTTTTTTCCGTGTTGCAAGTATATAGTCAGCGCCAATATCTGTCGGGGTATATATTATATTTCCGTCAATATCAGTTGTAACTGGTTGTATCGGATCGGTTCTTAAATCCGTTCCTCTTAAATGTGCCGTTGTATCGGTTGCAAGTAGATGAAAGTTAAACCCGTTCCTATTGGTAAAAGAAGATGTTTGATTTCTATAATTGGTATCGGGAGATGTTGCATCCTGCGAAACATTGGTTGCGGTTTCCGTAACCCCCTGCCAGCCAGTAAAGTCAAAATCTGTTGCATTGAATTGCGATAGGTTATTTTTTGCGTAAAGCACACAGTTTACTACCGTGCTTGCACCATAACAGCCAGTTGCATTTGACGAAAATGTATTGTTGTAATAATAATAAGTAGTGCCGTTTCCTGTCGCATATATATTTGTGGCGGTATCGCAAAGATAAAATATATTGTTATATAAACCATAAAGGCTTCTTCCAGCGTCAGCGTCATAAAATCCGCTTGTCCCTTCCCCTGTCTTATTTGTTCTTATCAGGCAATTTGATATTATTCTCGTTCTTCCTGCTGTTGTTGAATTATTGCGGAGTGACTGTGCCGTTCCTGAACCTGCCGTATTTAGATTATGAATTTGCAATCCGTCAAGATAAATATTCTTACAACTCCCAAAAAATATCATAGCTGTACCGCTTTTATCAGCCTGAAACCTGTGTGCAGTATCAGTCCAAATGCCTTTATGTCTTGCCCCTCCCTGTGCTGTGCAAATAACTGGTGCTGTTGAAAATGTCGTCCAACCAGTCCAAGTCATACCGCCTTCCGCAGTTGTCCAGGTGCTTTGAATAACTATGTTTACCGTAGAGGTCAATATTCCCTGCAACCCTGCTTCTGCGCTTGCGACAGACGTAAAATTTCCCGTTCCGTCCTGTCTGACGGTGTATGTTCCGCTTGATACTGCTTCGCTATCTAAAACATAACATACTATCAATAGTAATATAGCCAATAAAATATAAATTAGTTTTTTCATTATGGTAAACTCTTTTTATTAATGCTGTTACAAAAATCCATACAAGTCATTTCAGGTGTTACGCTGTCAAGATATACCTGATATTCCCTATTTTTGTAAACCATAGTAGTATCTGCCATTAAACAATTTCTATAACAGCAGGTGCTTCCTATGATTTTTGTAGTTGCAAACAAATCTGTGTTTAATTCCATATCTCCCCAGCCGTGAAAATCCTGTTCTGCTATCTGTGAAACTATATCTCCTGTTTCCCAAAGACTGTCCGCCTGTAAATCATTTCGTTTCAGGATTAAAACATAATAGACGGCAGATGAGGTTACATTATCGTAATTATATATCTTTGATATTTCCGTCGTGCTTAAAGCAGTATCAAACATTTTACACTCATCAATTTTTCCTTTAAAATTAAATCCCTTAAAACCAAGATAATCCGACATATACCAACCCCAAGAACCTATATAGACACTTCCATACTTCATAACTGCATAACCGCCTTCGCCTGCGTATTCATCTACAACAGGCGTAGTAGAACCGTCTAAATATATTTTATTCGTTAAATCATTTCCGTTATACTCAAAAGCTACAAAATGCCAGTTATCTCTTGACATATAAGGATTAACATATCGAGGGTCGCCATTATGGTCAATGTACCACGTATTTAAAAAATTTGGGTTATAATCATAGCCGCTAGGCGGAAAAATACCGTTAGACATTCCGCATACTACCATATCTCCGCCTTGTTCAGAAAATCCTCCCCAAGCTGCCATCATTCCTATCGCCCAAGTATCGGTAATGACACTATAATCATAGAACCAGCCTGTAAAGGTATATGAAGAATTACCAACGGGATAAGATATATTATTTTGCAAAAAATAAGGACATATATGCGTTGGGTCAAATTCAAATCCACTGCTTCCATTGAATGAAGTAATCCACTTTGCGGTATCACAGCTTCCCCCAGAATTAAAAGTTCCTGTTGTCTGCGATACTTCTTCCTTTGAATAGTTGCCTGTACCCTCGTTAAATTTCCAGCGTGCAACCAGCCCGTTGACTCCCGCAATACTTGAATTTTGAATATATTGCCCGTTTGAACTGGTTAAGGAACTGTCTCCGCCACCGCTTGAAGCTTTGACTGAAAAATAATACGTGGCGCCGTCGGTTAAATACAATATTGAAGCTGTCCAGGAACTACCTGTACAATTTGTCCAATCTCTTACGTCTGTTGCACCATCAACAGTTCCTAGCGCATACTTATAGTACATAGCACCTGACGAGGCGTCCCAGTTCGCCTCTAAAAGAGACCTGTATTTTGTTGACAGAATGTCTGTTCCCGTTCCATCCCTGACTGTTGCCACACTATCAGGTATCGGCTGATAATCGCTAACAAAAGAACTGTCTGTTCCGTATCCTGTGTTTGCGGAAGTGTCTACGCATACAGTCCTAAAATGGTAGGTTGTCCCTCTTGCCAATCCATCGAGAGTTATTGTATGCGTGGAAATATAAGATGATATGATTGTGCTGGTACTTCCGTAATTATCGTCCAGTCCATAGTGTATTCTGCCAGTCGTTGCCTTATCTGTTATCCATCTGATAGAGGCAGACAGGCAGGTTATTGTGTCAACGGTAACATTAAAAATTACAGGCGGTGTTGTATCAGGTGGTCTTAAATAGGTGGAAAAAGTATTATCCGTTCCTGTTGCCGTGTTGCTTGAAACGTCCATACTTTTAACTCTATAATGGTATGTCGTGCTGTCCGCTAATTGTCTTATAGTCTCACTGTGGCTGGTTACAAAATCGGTATCAAGCGCTGTTGAACTGCCATAGCTGGTTGTCAGTCCGTAATCAATTTGACTGTTTGCCGATTCGTCTGTTGTCCATAATATAGTTGCGGTTGTCGAACTAATACTTGTTGCAGATACGCCGCTTATTACTGGAGGCGTAGTATCTGGTGGCGGAGTGCCTGACCAATCGGACATTACTTCTGCCGAAGAATAACAGACATCTTCTATTGTCATATTATCTATTGTTCCGTTTAATGTAAAATTATTGGCACCGCCATATCTGAACCAACTTGAAATTGTCTGGCTGGGAATATCATAAATGGGAAGATTTACGCAAGCTATATGCCCCATTTCAACGCCATTTCTCCAATAAGTTGCGTCTGCAGCCGAGTCAAGAGTAAAAACTACTCTATACCATGCTCCTGTTGACATAGCTGGTAGTCCAGTCAAATTCAAGCAAGCGACATTGTCGGTATGACCATTCATTAAAAAATAGCCAACAGTTTGTTTGAAATATATTACCGTATTTTGTATTCCATTACTAACGCTGTAAAGCGTATTTACGGTCGCATCCCAGGCATCAAATTTTACCCAGAATTTTATTGTCATTGTGCTTAATCCACCTGTTCCGCCTGTATCAGGGGAAACTGCAATAGTGTCCAAGCCACTGCCATCAGAACCGATATTCAAGGCATAACTTCCCACTTTCCCTGATACCCACGAAGTTGTACCTGATAATGTTATTGTGTCAAAATGAATGGTATCAAAAGCAACTGCTCCTGTCCCTTCTTCAAATTCCCAGTCTCTGACAAGTGCACCAAAAGATACAGAAGTAATCAGGACTAAATATATTATCAGTCCTACAGTTACTCCTGTCCAAAAATGAAACCAGTTTTTTATGTTAAACATTTTTTTCACTTACATATCCTCTTGTTTCCAAAAGCATTAAAACATTCCTTTCTATAATTACAATATTCACAAGGGTATCTATTAGTAAACCATTCAATAAACTTTTTAATCAATATTTTCATTTTATTGGCGTGCTTGTATCAACTATGTATTTCCATAAGCACCAGTCCTTATTATTGTACTCTATCGGATAATCAATATCCTTTACGAAAGTTACTCCGTCAAGATTCTTGCGTCCTTTAACTTCATCATATTTTGTTGAATAAAGAGTCCCTATTTTTTTAATCTTACCTGACGTTATTAAAGGCGTTACTACCGAAGAATATGCAGCGTCAAACATAATAGTCATTCTGGTCGTTGAAGTATCGAATTTAACCGTAGTATCTCTATAATCAGTAAATTTTGCCGTGCAGTCATTCGTATTATACCAGCAATGGTATCTCGCCGAAGGCTGTCTATTGTTGTTACAAACTTTCAATAATGAATTTGCTATTGTATTTCTATCTGTGCTGGTCATACTTCCAAAATAGACGATATACATATTCGCAAGAGCCGTGGAAGATTTAATGATTTCCTGCCCATATAAAGTGCCTGTTAAAAACAGGACTCCCCCCAAAAAAAAGTGATACCAGTTTTTTATTCCGAGGATTTTTTTCATTTTGTATATTCCCCGTTTATTCTAAAATCACTACCTGCAATAGTACTTCCTATCTGTTTTACTCTCGCCTTAAACCAATATCCCGAAGGCACTTGCGAGGAAATATTTACTACCGTGCTTGAAGAACAACCAACAGGGATATTTATTGTCGCCACAACATTTGCGGAATTTGAAATATAGCAATCGACAATAAAAGCAGAACCAGTTGCGGGTGTATCTAAAAACCCATAAAGACTTTTTAAATTCCAGTTAAATAGAGTTGAAATCCCGCAAAAATCATTTACTGCAGGCACGCTGTCAATTCCGATTTCAAATTGAATTCCTGCGGTAGATAATGCCACCGCCGATACGTCTTGAGCTGTCTTACTCCACTTCGGGCTTGAACTGATAACTACTTCCGCCTGCGTTGTTGACTTAATTATTTCAGGGCAGTAGTTTATTGAGTTATTTCCCATATCCAAAGCACCCGTCATAGCATTACTTCCGTCGTTAAATAAATTATCTGCGTTCCAGGAGTTATTGTTATCTACAACCCTGCCCGATTTTGTTATGCTTACGTTTGCAGTCCCGTTATTAAATGCTTCATTGCCTATAATTATCCCCGCTGTAACAGTTATATTAAAGCCGTATCTATTATTGTTATTGCATTTATTTCCCATTATTGTTGTGCTTGACGAATTTACATATATTCCGTCGCCGTTTGGGGTAGTATTATCATAAATAGTATTGAGGGCAATAATATCTCCAGTAGTTGCGTTATCATATATTCCATATTCACAAGCAGTTAAACTATACATTTTATTTCCTATTATGCTATTGCGTAAACCTACAACTCTTATTATCTTACCAGACGCACTATTATTAAAAATATTATTTTCTATACTGTTTTCATTACCAGACACGTAAAGACTTTCTGTCATACCTGACTCGTTGCTAATATTATTATTTGTTATGGTACAACTGCTTACTGTTATTAATACCGAAAACCCTGCACCACCACTTAAAATATTGTGGGATATATCCACATTACTTGTTTTTGTCAATTCACAAAAAAGTTTGCAAGTCGTTGCCATATTATCCTTAACAATAATTTTATTACTTCCCTGATATATAATTGAAATACAACTGTTTGTACCAGCGTTTCCTACATTAATAAATTTATTATTTATTATTTTTATGTTTACTGCCGTGTCGCTTTGCCCTATGTAAATACCGCCTGCTTGTGTCATATTTTTAAAATTCTGAATTATGCAGTTATCTATTGTCCAGTCGCTTTCGCTACCAGAACTATACACTGCCTTTGAAGTTCTTGCACCCTGATTTGAACTGTTGCCGTCAAGTATTAAATTTCTTATTATGATATTTGAATTTCCGTTTGTAGTAAATAATCCCGTAACCGTATCTGTTGAAGCAGTCCAACCGGATGCGCTATTTTTAATTTTCAAGGTAGAATTTTCGCCATATCCTTCAATAGTTATTCCGTTCTTGCTTGTAAGGTAAATAGGATAATTCAAGGTCAATGTTCCGTCAATATTTATCTTGCCGAAAGTCAGGCTGTTTATTGCCGATTGAAGTTGCGAACTGTCATTTGTTCCGTCGCAAACATAATGGGCTACCGCTTTTATATCTGCGTTGCTGTTGCTACCGCAAACAAGTATTGTGGGTATTCTTGGAGTCAAAGTCGAGTCAATTATATCATCAATCTGAGACTGTATATAAGTAGTTGTATTCCTAAATTCAGTTGTAGTTACTTTTGTATTATCCCTTAAAGTTCCAATGCCTTGAGATTGAGCATAAATCATACTTGAATAAAGTAATACAATAGACAAACCAAATAATATTTTTTTCATGGTTATCTCCTATTTTACGACAGGAACCACCCATGTAAGAGTGGAACCTACCACCATATCAGATATAGTGAAAGTAATTGCTTCTGGATAGTCTACTAGGATATTGCTATATTTACCATCACTAAGACGTATCGGAACGCCCCAGGTTGATGGTTCTATTTTGCAATACTCACCCGAAGGACTTTCATATAAAAAATAAAATGCTTTCACTTTATCTGCAACAGTAATTGTGACTCCAGTTGCACTGGTAAGTAAACCTGCGGTCCCGGAACTCTTGTAGATTGTTTGCCCAGAATATAACATCTGTGGATTGGAATTAAATATGGTTGTACCTGCATTAAGGGAACCTTGTATGCCTGTTAATTTTTCAGTAACGGCATTTGAACTTGCAATAATATCACTGCTTACTTTTGTCAAGGCTATGACTATTCCTTCCGAAGAAGCATGAATCTCAAATTTGACATTTGTTAATCCCTGTGTGATTGCCTTGGAACTCGCTTCAATACTTGTAAGTATATTATTCAACTGAGATTCTGTTATATAGATAGTAGATCCGTGAACATCGTAAGTGCAAGTAGGCAATGCGATTACAAATACTGCATGAATATCGGGACTAAAGATATCAGATACTACTTCATCCGTAGGCCAGATAGCAAATAAATTAATGCTCAATCCTATTAAGATTAAGATTGTTAATAATATTTTCTTCATTGTATTCCTCCTTAAGATTTGCCAACCCATTTAATTTCAAAAGTAAATGATGGCGTATTAGTTCCGCCGATTACATATTTAACTCGAACCCACTTACCAAAATTAGTTACTCTTTGGACTTTGTTTGATATTGCAGTAATTGGTAGAACAGAATCCAATGAGAATGCATCTCTGGCAGTTGGGGTATCTATATCCTCTGCGGCGGCTTCTATTGTTAAAGTGAGAGTTGGGTTTGTCCCGGATACTGCAGAAACTACAATGAAGAGAAGTGCTTCTTTTACATCATCGACACGAAACCAATTTGACTGACCTCCTGTCGTTCTTGCGGCTGATGCCAGGACAGTCTTTCTCTGGCAAATATGAAATTCCATTTTGCCCTCCTGAAATGGTCAAAGAATTAGAAGTCCGACTAGGTGGCGGACTTCTAATTCTTTAAACCCGATTCTTATATGCTAAAGAACTATTTTGCAAAGACGGTTGCCCGAACGACACATCCGCCATTTGTTTTTCTGATTATCAGCCCATTCGTAACTGTCAATGGATTTGCATCACTGAAAGGAACGAAAACCGGAGCTGTGCATCCACTTGCTAAAATTACCGTGAGTCGGGTTGTTACGGTAGCTGTTCCGGTGCAGTTATCATAGATAGTTATTGTCTCATCTGCGGCTGTGGAATCCTTGGACAAAAGAATTCCATAAATACTCCAATCTTTTGTTTTGGCAAGAAGAGGAGTGAAATTTGCCACATGATAAGCGTAACCATCGATTGTAAAGGTTGTCACGGTCACGGCATAGGAAGTCATGTTCTTCAGGGGAGCCGCTTGCAAAATAGAAGCAACGAAAATTAAACATACTAACAACATGAGAATTAAATTAAATAATTTTTTCATTTTATTTCCTCCAAGAAATTTAAGAAGGACACATTTTCAAACTTTTCATTAGTCCTTCAATTATGCTAGGCAACCACTGATTTAAACATCGTCCTGTAATCCAGAGGAGCTGTTCCGAATATGTGCCTTATCTTGTAAGTGATTTTGTCAGCTGTGAACACGGAGCCAACATTCGGCATATCCTGAACGAACAATTCTGGTTCTTCTTTCCCATCAAGGAATCCAACTTCAATTGTCGGCTGTGCTTTCGGGTCGGCGACTATCGCAAAATCTTTCGCATCTGTCCAGTAAGGAAGAATAATGTAATCCAATCCCTGTGTCGCATGAATGTTCGGTTCGGTTGCGGCTTCATTGGTAGCACCAATCAGTGTCTTTGAAGTTTTAAGTTTGAAACAGAGTTCTTCAAGCTCGGAAGGGGCCATAATGAACTTTGGAATATTTGTCATTCCAAGAACTTCATAAGCATCTCCGTAAGCAACCTGATCCATCATCAACTGTTTGATTTCGGAGAGGTAAGAAGCGGAGAGTTCCTGGTCACCCAAGTTGCCATGGTCTACATGGAATAGAACTTTACCATCCCACATTTGCACAGTGTTATTCACTATCATATCGAATATCGCTCTATATAGGGTCTGTGCGGCAGCTCTTCCCAACTTCTTCGGAATTCTTTTAATGGAACCAACATCA